AGTGGTTGTCAATGGCGGGGCGCATAGGCTACTCCTCCAATTCCCGTAGGGGTGTGGTGTTTACTACTGGCTAAATCTATTTTGAAAAGCATCCTCGTAGGATTTGTCGAGGATGTCCTGAATCTGGCGGAGCTTCCGCAGTAGGATGCGCTCGCCCACGGGCAGATCATCAAGCGTTATGCTTTGATCTCGCGCCTCGATCAGAGATCCCTCGCAATCATTCAATAGGTCAGCGAGGATGGTCAACCGAAGAGATTTCTTTTCTTCGATTACTCTGTCAATGTCCTGTTGGGCAATGCTCATGAGCAAGCTCCCGTAGGGGTGTGGGTGTGGTTGTGGATTTAGGAAACAATCTTGGCAATGTCAATGACACGCTCTGCGATCAATTCGCGTGCAAAGTCGGCGTCAATGTCGGGCTGAATCACGTTGGAGATGTCGTCCAATAGGCGAAGGATGTGCTGTGAGTCGGCGCGGCGTTTTCCGCGCTCATCGGTCAACTTGTGCATAAATCCATCGTGCATATCAATGCACTTGCGGCACTCACTCATTCGACACTCCTTCGTGAGGTGTGGGGGTGTGGCTGTGGCCGTTCGGAATCCGAACGAAAAAAAACAAAGGAAAAGCGGGGCGCCTATCCAAGCGCGCCCCCGCGATAATTTACACCTGCGAGCCCGCAGCCGCCCGCGCCCGCTCCGCAGCTAACTCAACGTCACTTCCGTTGGTCGCTAAAATCTCGAACGCCTTGACAAGCGCGGCGTTCGCATCCGCCTTCGATAGGCCTTTGTCACTCGACAAAGCCGCGAAAAATGCAACGTCAAACGTCTCGGCCATTTTGTCGGCTACTTTCAACGGGAAAGGAACGCTGGACGATTTGCGCGCCGTCGGCTTAAACGGGCGAATTGTCTCTCGCACATTAGGCGCCGCAACGCCTTTCGTATCGGCCTTTTTAGCGGCATCCCGGACGGCTTCAATGGCGTCTGACTGTTTATCGTCGGACACGCTCGCGAGTTCAATGATCGCGGTGCGATTGAACTCACTACTCAGATTGACGAATTTTTCGGCGTCGAACTTGGATGCAATCCTGATCGCATCCATGAACTTGGTCCGACCGAAATCAAAGCGACCGCTTTCGATCAGCCCGTCGACGATCTGATTGCGACTCTTTTTGATAGACGCCGCAATCGCTTTGTCGGCTTTGTCGCCGCTCTGTTTCTCCCCATCGGCCAACCAAATTTTCTCACTCTCAGCAAGGATAGTCCAGCCGAGCGTATACTCGGCTTCCATACCCTTAGAGATCGCGGCGTCTATCTCCACGCCACACTGATCGATCACGGCCAAAACAGCGTTGTCAACGCCCGCTTTGACCTCGGCTTCACTCAACGTCTTAGCCATTGTAACTTGCTCCCGATAAAGGTTAACCGTTCGGAGTCCGAACGGATCAAGCTTGCGGAGTCTCTAGACGCTCCGCTAATAGTTGAACGCCCCACAAACACCATAGGTTCCCTATTATGCTGTTTTTTTTGGATTTATTTAATTTCATTCGGAGTCCGAACGGAGCCCAACGGGACACATTAACGGCTGAATAGTTCCCGAAAAAAGTGAGAAAGATAGGGGAACCCCCCTGTCTCTCGTGCGTCACGCTCCAGTTCCAATAAAGTTCCCGCTGGATTACGATTGTTGGTAACCTACTGCGGCACAACGACTTAGCGCCTTGACCTAATATGGCTCATAAGGTCGCATCTGTAACGTGTTGCGGCACAACGACTTAGCTCGACCTGACACATCATGTTAGGTCACGCTGCTAAAGTGTTGCAGCACAATGACTTAGCGCCGGCTTCCGTGTAAAGTGCTGCAGGACAGCGACTTAGCGCCACGACCTGTGGGATCACATGAGGTAATCGCCGTAAGTCGTTGCAGCGCAAGGGGTTGGGTGGGTCGCCCCGGGGGTGGGGTGGGGAAGGGGGAATCTCCTCCCTACTGAATGTACCCTATTTACCCCCTATACACAGTATTGTGTACCGATAGTTGGTGGCCACGTATCCCCATATGCTATATAGGTCTATCGTTGACTTAATATCTTAACTTGTGTATATTCATTGATACAATGACGACAGTATGGAGCGTGTAATGAGTGATACATCCCTCAAAAGCCTGATGAAGACGCCGACTGTACCTGAATCCCAGATATCGAGGCAGGCGCAGGCTATCTTTCTGAAGGCACTACAGATCTCTCCGGCCAATATCGCTAAGGCATGTAGGGAGGCTAAGCTTTCGAGGTCCAAGGTCTATGCTCAGCGCCAAATCGACCCGCTCTTCGCGGAAATGTGGACTGAGTGCATAGAGACTAAGCTTGATGAGCTTGAGGAGAAGCAGCTTGAGACTTCGATGCAGGACACCAATGCTCGTCAGTGGACCTTGGCTCGTGCCCGGCGGAACAAGTGGGGCGACAAGCAGCTAGTAGAGGTTGGTGGAGAAGTGGAGCACGTTCACTCTGTCAGAGAGATACCTACAGACAAATTAGAGGCTTTAATTAGAAAGAGGATGCAGGATGGAGAGACCTCTAAGAGTATTGAGCCAATAGAAGTCGAGGCCGAGATCGTCTAAACGTCCGTACCGTACGAACAAGGAGAAACCGGAATGGCATCAAAGGGTAGCGTAAACAAAGTTGTTATCGTAGGAAATCTTGGTAGCGATCCTGAACGCAAAGATGTTAATGGCACATCCCTTACTACCTTTTCTTTGGCTACGTCAGAGACGTGGACTAAGGACGGGGAGAACAACGAGAAGACGGAGTGGCATCGTTGCGTTGCATGGAGAAAGGTAGCAGACATAATTGGAGAGCACTCGAAGAAGGGTGATAAGCTCTACATTGATGGCAAGCTACAGACTCGCTCGTATGACAAAGACGGGCAGACTCACTACGCAACAGAGATCGTTGTGAATGATTTTACATTTCTTAGCGGCAAAAGTGGTGGCGGCCCATCGGCTCCTGCCCCGGAAAAAATTGCCGAAGAAGATAATCTTCCTTTTTGAATCAGCCAGATGCTATCCCCAGAGAGCTTGACGAGCTTGGCATAGAAGAGCTAGAGTCTGAGTTCATTCGCCGCAAAGATGCTTCGGAAAGGTTCTTAGACTTCGTTTGCTACACTAAGCCAGATTTTCAACCTGCTCAGCATCATTATTTTTTAGCCGACAAACTGGAGCGGGTTATCGCTGGGGATATAACCCGCCTCATTGTCACAATGCCCCCACGGCATGGTAAGTCTGAGATGGCATCTCGCCGTCTTCCCGCTTATTTTCTCGGTAAGTTCCCGCAAAAAGAAATTATTTGTGCCACCTACAACTCTGACTTTGCCTCGGAGTTTGGACGCAATGTACGGGAGATCGTTAATGCGGATGAGTATAAGAATGTTTTTCCCGAACTTCACATAAAGCCAACAGATAGGGCGGCCGACAGGTGGGCCGTCGCTCAGGGCGGAGGCTTTAGGGCTGCTGGCGTTGGTGGTGGTCTAACGGGTCGAGGTGGACATCTCATAATCATTGATGACCCCATCAAGTCACGAGAAGAGGCAGATTCTAAACTACAGCGCGACAGAGTATGGGACTGGTACAGGTCAGTGGTCTATACTCGTCAGGCACCTAATTGTGCATTTATCGTTATCCAGACCAGATGGCACGATGACGACTTAGCAGGACGACTACTTTCTGAGGCAGAGAAAGAAGGAGAGCAGTGGGATACCGTTGATTTTCCTGCAATAGCTACTGGATCAGATATTCTTGGCCGGGATCAAGGCGAAGCCTTATGGCCTGAATGGTTTCCATTGCCTATGTTGGAGCAGGTACGCAGAACGGTGGGGCCACGAGAATGGTCCGCGCTCTACCAGCAAACGCCTGTCGAAGACGATGGATCTTACTTTAAGCGACAATGGATTGACCAGTTCCAGTTCAGTAAGCGGGACTTACTTGAAAAGCGGGAACTTGGACATACGAACCTCCACATCTACGGAGCATCGGATTATGCCGTCACCTCCAATGGAGGGGATTATACCGTACATCTTGTGGTCGGCGTGGATGATGAGCACAATATATATGTACTGGATATGTGGAGGGGACAGGAGACCCCTGAAAAATGGGTGGAGGCTTTCTGCGACTTGGTGCTCAAATGGAAGCCTCTTAGGTGGGGCGAGGAGTCCGGTCAGATCATCAAGAGCGTCGGCCCCTTTCTTCAACGTCGTATGCTAGAGCGCGAAGCATACTGCGCCCGCGAACCGTACTCATCTACACGAGATAAAGCCACGAGAGCCCGATCCATCCAAGCGAGAATGGCAATGGGTAAAGTCTTTTGGCCAAGAGATGAACCGTGGTTAGGGGAATTTATGCATGAACTGCTTAGGTTCCCAGCCGGTATCCATGACGATATGGTTGATACTCTTTCCTTAATTGGAAGAATGATGGACAACATGGCGGCCGCACCAGAGGTTGAAAGACCCTCTAATGATTCCCTCGTACCCACTACTATGGGTGAAATTTTCGAGCAGCACCTGCGAAGGCGGAGAGGTCGTACGGTACGAAGTGGAATAGTTATGGGTTGACTTATTTATTTTAACCCCATATATTGGTTGTTGTATCGTTATGCCGTTGTCGCAGAGCAACTTAGGGTGATCACTTAAAATATGGCTTCATACCCCAGTGATAAGCAGTCGCGTCTTGAGTATTGGAAGCGACAGATAGAGTATGCCGAAGAGCAGATGGATCCCCTATGGGATGCGTCTGACGTACTGCAAAAACAGTACCTTAACGAGGCTACTACAGAACGAGAAAAAAGACAGGAACAGGAGGGCGACAGAGAGGAGCACATCTCTCGAATAAAAGCCAACCTGATATTCGGCTGGATAGATCAGTCTATATCTAATCTCCTTGAGCGTAATCCCGCTTTTTTAGTTACGCCACGCACTCGTGATTCTGTAGCTGGGTCGCGTACGGTAAAGCATATTGTTGACTACTGGTACCGTGAAACTTCCCAGTTACAGCAGGACGAGCGCATTCTCTTAGATGCTTTTCTTGGGCCATATGGCGTAAAGAAAATCGGCTGGACCATCGACTATGAACAGCAGATTCATGACATGGTTGAGCAGGCTGAGTTTCAAGCGGAGACGCCAGAAGATGAAATAACAATGCTT